ATCTGGAATATATACACTAGTTGTAAATCTTGTTGCTGTTGATTCTGATTTAATATATTCAATGCTCGTAGTCAACTCGGCATCATCTTGATCCAGTACTACAAACCGAACATCATCATCATCGCCATTATAAGTAAAGTAGTGGACAAAACCTAACCAATTATTAGTCTGCTTTTCTGCTATCGCTATGTCTACGCCACTAAGAAAGAAATCATTTGCACTAGATGAACCCATTACATATTTTAGAGACTGCAAACCGTTTATTTCTGTAGAGGTATCGTCTGATAAAGTACCATCTAGGGTTCCGGTTCCCGCTGCATCTGGATCCGCGTCGTTACCAGTTACGAAAGCGTTGGCAACTTCAAAGTCTTCAGTGTGTAGAGTATCTAAACCGCCGCCGCCGCCTCCGCCGCCTATGTCACTTACTAAACCAGTATCATCTTTTCGTTTCAAGGTTCCCGTTGTTGAGTCAGCATAAAAAGCTTGATACCCACTAGCAGGCGTTGAGGGTTCTGCTATTTCTTTTATAGTTAGTTCATCATCTAAAGTTTTATTTGTGAATACTTGAGCTTCTACAAGTCCCGCAATTGTTGCAACCCCATGTGTAGAAGTGTCGGCAATATGGGCATCAAGAATTGCATCCGAAGCAATTTCTTGCCAGACTGCCGCGCCCACTGTTACGTCGGTTGCTCGAAATAAAGCACCGCTAGAAGTGTTTAACCAAAGGGATAAAATAGCATAACCACTATCACTATCACTTGTTACCAGTGGGTCACTTGATGCTGCATTATCTTTTTCAGATTCGTTTGTTCTCCAAACTGCACCGTCATAAAGTTTCATTTTATTTAAAGTGGTATCATAATAAGCACTGGATTTTGCTACCGTGTACTTAGCTTCGTAAGCAGCATCATTTGCGAAGGCCTCTAGAAAAGCCGCCACCGAACCCTCTGTCGTGGGGGTTGATGCGCTTGTAAAACCATCAGCTATGTCTACTATTCTTGTCATAATCTATCCTTATATTTCCAAAATTCTACGCCGAATGGTTTATATGCCCCACTTGCAGGGGCATAATCTTGTGTAAATACTAAATTCTCGTGTCGTTTTACCCATCCAAAATAAGCAGATTCACTAAATGTATATCCTGCAGCTGTTAATTCTAAAGTTAAATCGCCTCTTTGAATAACAAAAGGTGAAGCGAAATCAAATCTAATTTGACCATGAAAATAATTAATAGCCGTGGCATCTGTGTTTGCTTCTAGATAGGCGCTTGTGATTGCGGTGCTGGTTGCAAGGGTTTGACCACCCTGCTTCACTACAAGCGAAATGTTACCCGCTGGTGACAGGTGTTTATAAACCCATAACCTAACATTAGATAATACCATTCTATGACTAGCTTCAAAGTCTTGTGAAAGTGTCGTGTATAACTCTTCGACAACCAATTTAGTCATATAACCTCTGCTAAATCTAAGGTTAATGACCAAAGCCCTTTAATGGAATGGCGATATGGAGGGCGCTTTTTAAAATAAAACTGTGAAGAAAAAACATACTTATCTGGTGAGAAAAAAGCAGCGTTATCAGGTATCATCCAAATGGGCTTAGTTTTTCCCGTTGCTGCGAGCATTGTTATAAAAGAATCTAATTCAGTTACTGTTAAAAACTTAAACGCTAACTTTGCATGATCTCTTGTGTTTCTTTCAATAAAAAATTCTTGCCCATAAGCATTTGTTTTAGAGCTTGATAAATCTCTTTGTTCATAACTGAAATTATTACCCATATTTTTACCGGGTATAAATGATTTACCTATGCAAATGTTTGATAGTTCTAAATAACTAGTTCCCGATCCAACTATACGCCAATATCTATATGATTCATCTGATGTTAATACGTTAAAACCTATATTGTTATCATCACTAAAGGTTAATGTACTAGTGTAAGCAGGTGAGCCCCATGAATCAGTGGCATTTGCCTCAACGGTTAATGTACCAGTAAAACCCCTACCTGATAGCGCATCACCTCGAACCATAATAGTATCAACTGCTTCAGTTGTTATAAAATCAAAAACTACATTGCCACTTGTCGCAGTAGTTCTAAATTTCTTAGTAGTTCTAGGGTCTTTTAAATTAGACGCAGGATAAAAAGCATCTTCAGTTGATGCTGTTATAATAGTGGCATCTTGATCTACCAAATTTAAATATACTAACTTTACTTTATCGCTCATGCTGCTAAAAATCCATCTGTTTGCAAGTCCCTAATGACTCGTGCAATTTGATTGCCTTCGATTTCTACTTTTATATCTATCATTTGGTTTCCACCTTGTTGACTTGATCCGGTGTTACCTTTCGCCATGTTAAATAGTTCCGCTTGCTGTGGTCTATTCAAAAATAATTCACCACTATTAGCTAGAATTTGCTGGGTATCACCACTTGAAGTAGCGCCGCCAACGAATCCACCTTGAGCTTTTTTAGATGGTGGTTTAGAACTTGCTATCTTCGCAATATTCACAGCGGCAGCAACTCCGACAAGAGCCGCCATTGGCGGTCCTAAAATAGGCCCTAAACTCCATGCTTTCATAACGCCTGCATAACCATCTATCGTAGCGTTTGCAATTGCAGCGGCTTTTCCTAATGCAAATAGCGTTGAGTTACTTGATTGTGTTAAACTTGAAATAGTTCCAAGTGTTGATTTAAAATTATCAGCTCTTTCTTTATTTGTTTGGTCTTCAAACTTTTTATAACTGCCAAAACCTTTAGCAAAAAAGCCCCACTGATCTACCGCTGCCTTGTTTTCTTCTTTAGTTACTTTTTTGGCCTTAGCTATGTTTTTCTTAGTTCTAGAGTCTTTTATTTTGTCTAATTCATCAGCATTTTTTGTAAATATATCCTTAGCGGCGGTAAGTCCTGTATTTAAAAGTTCAAGGCCCTCTTCATTAGTGCCCATTAACTGAGAAATAAAAGTACCTCTTTCCCCTAAACGTTCGGCTATTTCACCGCCCGTAACCTCATCGGCAAATTTAAATAAACCCTCTTTTACGCTGGCTAATTTTTCAATGGTCTCATCAGCGTCTAGGCCTAAAATGTTTTCAATAAAACCGCTACCGATAGAGGTTCCGGCTATCAATTCTAATAAACTGACTATTGTACTAGTTGCAAGAGCTACCGTTTTAGATATACCGCTGAAGATTGCTTTAACAAATTCTAGTTCTGCAAAATCTTGTGCCACTCCGTTAACTGCTAGTGATAATCTTAATAAAACACCAATTACATAAGAGACGCCATTTGCTAACCCTTGGAAAAATCCAATTGCAATTGGCAACGCTGCTACAAAACCCTTAATCATTGAGTTAACAAAGCCTTGAATCGCGTCTTTGTTTTTCTCTAGAAAACCCCGTAATGTTTGAAATATCCCTGCGAGTTGAGCAACCACGGCGATAGCGACTGGACTTTGAGTAATGAAGGCACCAATATCTGCCAATAAAAAACTAAAATTTCCGCTGACGCCACTTAATGCTCCTGAAAATGTTGTTAATAGTTTTGCATAATCGCCTGTGAATAATGCGCCCTCTCTTTGAAGGCCTGTATAAATTGCTTGTGTCTTTTCTGCTTCCGATAACGACCCTACTGTTTTGTCGATACTATCTGCATATTCTTTATATAAAATTGAAAGGTTTTTAGTGATACCAGCATTATCAACCATAACAGAATTGCCGTTTTTGATACCGTCAGTTGCGCCTTTGATTGCTTCACCTAAATCAAGCATACCTTGTCGCCCAAAAGAAGCTGAATCTCTTAATACTTTAAAAGTTTTAACTGATTCTTCTGCGCTAAGACCTGAAGCTAATAAGTTTTTTAATGATGCTGCTGTGTCAGCTAATGGAATTAAACCATCTTTTGATAATTCTTTTGCTGCACTGGTTATAAAGGCAACGTCGTTACCAGTGCCCGCTGCAACCGATTGCAAACCGATCAAAGCGTTTTCTAGTTTAATTGCTTCGCCTACTGCTTTAGTCGTAACAAACGCCGCCGCCGCTGTGCCTAATGCCGCTGAGATACCTGCTGCTTTTAAAGCTACACCACCAAAGCTCTTGCCTAAACTAGTCATTGATTTAGTTAAGACACCACTCTTCTTTTTTGATTTATCTAATGTAGATATAAGGGTATTTTTACCCGTTAGAATGTCATAAACTAGAGCTTGATTTGCCATTACTCGGTTTCTCCTGCATTTTTCTTAAGGCTAGTTTTATACTTGTAAACATTTGAAGCTCTACAAGCGTAAAATCGTCTTTGTGAAACGTTACACCGAGCTCTTGAGATTGCTGAATGAGTAAGTATTTCTGAATCCAAAACTCCTCCCTGAGCATCTCTTCGTATTCTTCCTTACCAGCTATATTTATTATTGATTCATCGGGCATTTCATTTACCCGAAACATTAACAAGTCAGTGACTAAGGTTTTTTTTTCTCATCTACTTGCATGAAGCTCATAAGCTCGCCAGCAATTTCCATAAGAATAGTCATACACTCAATACTATTAACTACCTTGTCGTAGGTATCAATCTTCTTCTTATCAACTTTTAAACTTATTTTAGTTAAGAAAGGCTCCATGTGTTTAATGGCCTGAGCTGTATAGAACAAATCATTGTCCATTAACTCTTGAGAATTAGAAAGCAGAGCGGAGTTAACGCCCATTTTTCCTAAAAACTCTAAACCCTCTAAAGGATTCGGTTTCTTATACTCAATAAATCCAAATTCACATTCTTTTTTCAATTAAACCTCTTAGATGAAATTCAAGTAACAATCTTTCTTGGTACTTGTTACAAAGCCTTTAGCGTTTAGCTCTACTGTTACGTAGCTATCTCCACCGACGGTATGTGATGTAATCTTAGCTTTTTGCATAAAGAAGTTAAAGTTTTTTGCCGCTGTCCAGTTACCTGAAGAGTCTTTTTTTCCTGCGTTAACCATTACAGATACATCAGTTGAGTTTAAAAGCTTATCAAATAGTGATGATTCGTAGCGTTTAAGTATTAAAGTCGCTGTCATTGTTGCAGTTCTAGATTCTGCTATCTTTTCAGAAACGCCACTTTCTGCACAAATATCATCAACATCCGCATTAGGTCGATCAATTGTGATTGAAATATTATTAGCTTGTCTGCAGATGTTTTCAGTAGCTGAACCAATCATTAACTCTGCGTTCTTAGCAATGATTACATCTTCATCATCGTAAGTAGGCGTATACGGTGCGCTTAAATCAATTGCACTGTCAGATGTATAAGTTAAAGCACTAGCATCATCCGCTGCATCACTGAAGCCGATAATTGTACCAAAATGCGTATCAGTACCATCGGCACCTGCTACACCTGTTTTCCATAATAAAGAAAGAACAGAACCATCACTAGCAATAGTATATTTACCTGTCACGGAATCGTAAGAACAAGAGATAGCATCTGCACCTGAAGCCAAACTTGCTGCCGTTAGCTGTGTGGCAATTTCAGTTGCCAGTGCTACTGGTGTCTTATATGAACCGCTTGTTAATGTTGCCGTAACTGTTCCAACGTCATCAGTCATATTACATTTGTTATTAGTAGCATCAATTATGAAAGGGTTATGAAATGCACTTGTACCTTCATATGAAACTGAACAACTAACTGGTTGCCCCGCTGGTAATTCGACTGAAAGTGAGCTTGTTTGGCACCCAGAAATAGCTGATTTGGCCCCTGCGTTTGCATGGTAAAGCCACGCTGAATAAGTAGGGTGACCACTTGCTGCAGGTTTATAAAGAATAGCTTTTCCTAATTCAACTGCCGTTCCCGGTGCAGTTGCTACTGCAAAATTAAGAGTCAAAGCATCGGTTGCAATTGATTCAACGTTTCTGATGCTGTAGCCATTAGTACCATCTTTTATTAAAAGAGCTTGACCCTCTTCAAAACTTGCACCTTCGCCAGTATCAACGTTTACAACTGTAGTTGTTGAACCTGAAACTGTATTGTATTCAGTGGCATTAACTGTTTTATCGCCTAAGCAAGATTCTATCAACAAACCAGCCTCAGGCTCTTGGCCTTCAACTCCAGAATGTTTTATATACATCGAGTGAGAACCACTAGGAGTTTCTTTTCCTACCGTTGGCTCACTTGCTCCAATATCATTTAATAGTTCATCAGTTTCAATTTCTTCTAGCGTTGCTTCTTGCCCATGATCGGCTCTTAATGGGATAAATTCAGCTGCCGAAGCTGGTGCAATTAATGTCCCTGACGATGTTTCTTTTTTTAAGGCAAAAACACTCGCCCTTTTTAATTCAGCCATTCTTATCTCCTATAATGTTTCTTCTATATATGCTGTAAAGCTGACTTCTATGCTTACAAAATTAAATTTCTCACTTGCTATAAATTCTACTCCTGATGACGACCCTAAGTCTACTCTCTGAAGGTTGTTGTCAATACCTAGTTGGTCAACGTTGTAAAAGTCCTTTCTAAGTACGTGCATATCCTCCATAAGGTCTTTAGTAGCGGTCTCAATTGCTAGGGTATTCTCATTGGTTCTAATTACTTCACGGGTTAATATTACAGAGTAGTCAGTTCCATAATTATACTTATTAAACTCACTTTCTTCTAAGTCCGTTGAATTAATTTTTAATCCATACCCTTCTCTTAGGAAATTTTCAGCATTTTCATCTAAGAAATAAGGATTAGGTATCTTTGTCTTGTTTGGTAAAAGAACTGCACATGCTTCTAATAATGTATCGTAAACAGTGGTTATATTGCTCATCTAGATAACGTCCCTTGCTTGGATCTAGTCTCTTGTCTATCCAATCTTCCATCAGGATTCTTGTCTACTAAGTAAATACGCATTTTACGCCGTCTATCGTACTCTTGTCGGGACGCTACTTTGTCATCTATATAATCGTCGCCAAAACCTCTAAACGCGAGCTCAGCGCATTTTGCCACGGCCGCTAGCTTAAACTTATCTCTGACTAATATTTGATTCCTGTTATCAAGAACATTTGACTCTACTAAATCTCTAACT